TGGCCTGCACTACATGGACGGCACAGCCAAGGATGCTGATTTCTACGCCACCGACATTACTCTGGGTCAGGCTGCGACCGCCTTCACCGAGTATCGTTTTGAGGCTGCCGATATCAACACCACCGGGAGCCGCGTTTGGGAGGATGCCGGTGATTCGTCCGATCCGGGCGGCCAGTATTATCTCTCCCTGACCGTCAGCACCGCCCCGGCCACCGCCGTGGCTGGCGATCTGGCGTTCATCGTTCAGTACGTGGTTGACTAAATGGCGCGGGAGGGCTTCGGCCCTCCCAAACCACTTTACGGGGGTGATTAATGGCAACGTCTGTCGTCAAGATCGTCAACAATGCCCTCGTCCGAATTGGTGCGTCGTCCATCATTTCGCTTAGTGAAAATAGCGAAGCGGCCAGGGCGGCCAATTTGATTTACGATCAAATCCGTGACGCCACCTTGCGCGATCATGTCTGGAATTTCGCTATACGGCGCGTGCAGCTCGCCCAAAGCGCCACTGCCCCGGCCTTCGGCTACGCCTACTCCTACCCGCTGCCGACCGATTGCATCCGCGTTCTTCAGATGGAACTGAAGGACATGGTCTATAAGATCGAGGGCCGAAACCTTCTGACGGACGAAGGCACGGCGAAGATCATGTATATCGCACGGGTGACCGACCCCAACGAGTTCGACGTGATGTTCGTTGAGGCGCTTTCGGCGCGTCTGGCTGCTGAACTGTCCATCACGTTGACGGATAGCAGCACGTTGTACCAAAACATGATGGAAATCTACCGTCACAAGATCACCGATGCCCGTTCGGTGGACGGCCAGGAAAGCGGCGAGCCGAATATGGTCGCCGATACATGGCTTGATAGCCGCATCAATTACGCCGGGTCGTCCTTCTCTGTGGATGTGAACTGATGCCGCGTTCCGCGCCGATCTTCACCAATTTCACCGCCGGGGAAATGTCGCCCAAGATGGAGGGGCGCATTGACGTTGCGAAATACGGCAACGCATGCAAGCGGCTCGAAAATATGTATGTTGAGAAGCACGGTCCCGCCACCCGGCGCGGCGGGTTCTACTTCGCGGCAGAGGTCAAGAATAGCAGCAAGCGCACCCGCATCCTGCCTTTCGAGTTCTCCGTAACCCAGGCTTACATTCTGGAGTTCGGGGACCAGTATATTCGGTTCTTCAAGAACTACGGACGGATCGAGAGCGGGCCTTTTGATATCGTTTTCGACGTGCCGTTCAACACCGGATCGGCGTATGAAGTCGCCAGCCCGTATCTTGAGGCGGAGCTTTTTGAAATCGTCATCACGCAGTCGGCGGATGTGCTTTACATCGCCCACGGCAACTACGCGCCTCGTAAGCTGTCCAGATTGAGCGATACCAACTGGACGCTTGAGGTAATTGATTTTATCGACGGGCCGTTCAATCAGATCAACACCGAAGCCACCACCCTGGCGCTGTCGGGGACAAGCGGAAGCGTCACCGTCACGGCGAGCGCCGCGACATTTGCATCTACAGATGTAGGCCGCCTGATCCGCTGGGAAGACCCTGCGAGCAAGTGGACGTGGCTCACGATCACCGCTTACACAAGTTCCACTGTGGTGACGGCGACCATCGAAGGGCCGAATGCGTCGGCGGGAACGGCCACGGCTGATTGGCGTCTTGGCGCGTTCAGCGAGACAACGGGCTACCCGGCGGTGGTGACGTTCTTTGAGCAACGACTTGTGTGGGCATCGACCAGTGAGCGCCCTCAGAGCATGTTCTTCTCTGTGTCGGCGGATTATGAAAACCATGCCCCGACCGAGCCAGATGGCACGGTGGTCGATGATGGCGGGTTCGTTTACACCATCGCCACTGACCAAGTGAACGTCATCCGGTGGATGCGAGCCGGTAAGGTTCTATCGGTTGGCACTGCCGGGGGCGAGTTCATCGTCAGCCAGGGAGACAACAGCAGTCCGCTTTCCCCGACAAATACCCGCGCAGTGCGCCAGACCACCTTTGGCTCGGCGCAAGTTACCCCGCCTCAGGTCGGCGCGAGCGTGCTATTCCTCCAACGCGCCGCTCGCAAGGTTCGGGAATACGTCTATCAGTTCGAGACGGACGCCTACACCGCGCCCGACTTGGCTATCCTGGCCGAGCACATCACCGAGGGCGGTGTGGTCGAGATGGCATATCAGCAGGAGCCTCACGCCATTGTTTGGATGGTACGTTCGGACGGCGTGCTGCTTGGCATGACCTATGAACGCGCCCAGGAGGTCATAGGGTGGCATCGGCACATTATCGGGGGAGATGATGCAGCCGTCGAAAGCGTGTCTGTAATCCCTTCCCAGGACGGGACACGGGATGATCTGTGGGCCGTCATCAAGCGGACGATCAACGGATTGACCAAGCGTTATATCGAGTTCATGACGCCGGGGCTGGCCGAGGGCGTCAATAGCACCACAAACGCCACCTTTCTCGACAGCATGTTGAGCTATGGCGGAACCGCAGTTACTACGTTGACCGGCCTTGACCATCTAGAGGGGCAGACGGTTGACGTTCTTGCCGGTGGGGCGACCCATTCGCAGAAGGTGGTTTCTGGTGGCTCGATCACTCTTGATCGTCCGTCAACCGTTGTTCACGTCGGATTGGGGTACACATCAACGCTTCAAACCATGCGGATAGAGGCGGGCGCGGCAGATGGAACCGCGCAAGGGAAGCAGAAGCGTATCAGCCGCATCCATTATCGCTTTTACAAGACGCTCGGCGCGAAGCATGGACCGAACGACGATAATCTGGATATTATCCCGTTCCGGTCGAGCGCCGATAGCATGGACGCGCCGCCCGCATTGTTCACTGGTGACAAAGAAGTCGAATTTCCGAGAAAATGGGACTCGGACGGGTATATTGTAGTGGTGCAAGACCAGCCTTTGCCCATGTCCATCGTGGCGATTATGCCGGAACTCAACACGACGAAGGTTTGACCAGATGTGCACTGGAATAGAGCCTATTCTTCTAGGTACAGCCGCAACAGGAGCGGCTGGAACAGCAGGCGCAACCGCTGCAACCGCTGGCCTGTTTGGCACCGCAGGAAGCTTTGCACTGGCCCCGACGTTAAGCACGCTCGGAACGATTGGCGCTGGCTTGTCGGCTGTTTCGTCAATTCAGCAGGGGCAGGCGCAGGCCAATATCGCCAGCTACAACGCCCAGATTGCCCAAAATAACGCCATTGCAGCCCAGCAAAAGGCCGCCTATGACGAACAACGCCAGCGCGAGGTTGCGGTGCGGCTTAAGGGCACTCAACGCGCCTCTGCGGCGGCTGCCGGGGGCGAATTGCTCGATATGAGCGACGTGTTAGACGAAAGCGCCAAGCAGGCAGAGATGGACGCCATGGCGATCCGATACGGCGGGAGTGCACAAGCTGCGGCAGCGCGTCAGCAGGCAGAAATTTACAAGGTGCAGGCTCCCTTGGCGAAGATGCGGGGATATTCTGAGGCGGGAAGCACGCTTTTGACCGGCGCAAAGAGCCTGATGGCGTTCAGATAGGGATAGAAAGATGGTGAAAATTCCGACCTACGAGCGACAGGTAAGCGTTCCGGCAACCACCGGCATGGCTGCGGCTCCAATGGCTATGGCAGAGACCGGCGTGGATAAGGGGCTTGCCAAGGTTTCCGCTGAATTGAGCGATGCCGCGCTTAGGATTCAGCGCAGATCGGACTACATCAACACTGCACTGGCGGAAGAAAGCTTTGCGTCAAAGGCGAATGAATATTATCTGTCTGCGAAAGACACGAATGATATTCGGGACCCCAATTTTCTAACCAAGTTCAACACTGATCTTAGGGCGGAAAAGGAAAAGGCATTGGCCGGGTTTTCTGGCGGTGGCGATGCCCGCGCAATGCTGTCAGGGAAACTTGAAGACACGTTTGGGCGCTTCTCTCGCACCATGCTTTCTGATGTGCATACGGCTCAGAAAGAATTTATCTTTGAGACAAACAGGAAGGCAATTTCTCCTCTTATCTCGAAGGTCTATGACAACCCGGCAGACCTTAGCTCGGTTCTGGATCAGGCGGCAAAAATAGTGGACGAAAGCCGCGATGTGATGACGCCGACCGAAACGAGCCGACAGCTTGCCGCAGCGCAGGATATGATTTTCGGCAGCCATTTGGACGGGCTTGTTGATCGCGGACTTTACAAGCAGGCTCAAGAGGCAATCGACAAAAACCCGACTATCATTTCGTCCATGCCTCCCGAAAAGCAGCGCGGCTATCTTCGCGCCATCGCCAATGGTCTGAACGAAAAGCAGCGGATCAAGGACGAGGTGAACAATCAGGTTATGGCGATTCAGAGTGTCGCATCTTCCCTTGGCGTCAAGGTCGCCCCGTCTCAGATATTTGCTTCTGTCACTGGCATCTCTCCTCCTGCCGCAAGCCCTGCCACCAAAGTGGCGCAGGCATGGGGCGAGATGAAAAAGATCATGCCGAATGCGCCGGAAAATCCACCTCCGCAATTCATCGCCCAGGTTGGCTTCGGCGTTGACGCGGAGAAGCTCGGCTTTGGCGGCAAGCCGGTTGATCCAAATCAAATGTTTGGGTCTGATGGCATGCTGACCGTCAAAGGCATCGGCGAGAAGATCAAAGACCCGATTGAGTCCGCTACTGCTGTCCGTACGTATTACGATAAGTTCGACGGAGCGGTTAAGCTGTTTAAGGAAAAGAAGAACAATCAGGCGCTGATTTCTGCGGCAACTTCATTTTTGAAGGCTCTTGACGATGGTGCCGTCGTCCGCAAGGAGGACCACGAAATGGTCGCAGCCGCTGCTGGCGTTAGCGCGCAGGTCAAGGGAATGCTCGACAAGTTTGAAGGGCAGATTATGCCGATGGAGGTCGTCAATCAGATGGACGCCACCATGCGGTCCTTCACAATCGCATCTATGATGTCGAGTAAGGCGGCGATTGATCCTTACCTTGCCGATGCTGACTCCCGTGGGTTCCGTAGGCTTGATGTTGGTCTGCCGATTTCGACCTACAATAAGATTTTCGCGGGCATCCCAGACCCGAATGCACCGACTGGGAAGTCGCAGCGTCAAGAATTGCTTTCAACTCCACAGCCGATGCCGCCCGATCCTGGGAAGGGTGGTCAGGCAGTGCAGCAGCCTCTGGGCACACAGCCTGGGCGTCCGAAGGTTCGCATGAATTTCAGCGATTTGCAGTAACCGGGGGTTAGAATGGCTGATTTTACCTTATCAATCCCCGATGCCGTTATGGGGTTTCCTCCGCAGGCCGCTCCCGCCAAGCCGGATGAAGCTATCGACGCTCCCGATGATTTCACTGAGGTTGATTTCTATGGTATGACGGTTGAGGTGCCAAAAAGCGCGAGCCAGGATCAAGTAAAGGCCATGCTCAAGAAGTCTATGCTGACTCCTGAGTTTGACCAGATGATCGACAAGAAGACCGGCGCATCATACAAGGCCGCATTTGCCACTGGTAGCCGGTCGGATGCTGCGTCACGCTTGGCAACGCTTCGGCTCCATTACCCGGACGCCATGCCTTATGGCGACGATAACTTTGTATTCACGCATCCGCATACTGGACAGCCCACGCTATATAACCCGACTGGATTTGAGGGCCGCGACGTTGCCAGCCTGGGCGCTGACATCATGGTCGGCATTGGGTCTGGTATTGGCGCGACCATGGGGACGATCTTTGGGGCTGGTTCTGGAGCACCGACAGGTCCAGGTGCTGTTGCGACGGGCATTAGTGGTGGCGTTCTTGGTGCTGGGTGGGGCGCGGCGTTTACTAGAGGGGCGTTTGATGCCCTGGCGGAAATGCACGGCATCGTTGTTGATAAAAGAACCGTCACCGAAGAACTTATTGGGCTTGGCCTTGAGTTCGCCGGGGGCGCTGTCGGGCAAAAGGTCGGCATGGCAATTGGAGAGGCTGCGGCAGGGGCAAAAAAGGCCCTCCTCGGCGGTGGAACTGCTTTGAGCCAGAGATTGCTGCAAGGGTTTAAAGAGTTCGGGATTGACCCGACGGCGGGCATGGTAACGGGCGGGCGCGGAACCGTGGCGAAGGTTGAGGTGTTGTCGGAGCAAGCCCCAGCTGGCGCGACAATATTTGCTCAAAATGCCGAGAAGGTTCTGGCCCAAACGGCTGCGGCGGTTGACAACCTCGCCAAGAAATTCGGTCAGAATATTTTCGGCACCAAGGAAGGTATTGGCGGGGGTATTATCCGCCCTGCGGCGGAGGCTGCAAAGCGCGACGTCCTCGGATCAACTGACCCGGAGAACCTTGTTAAAGGGTATTTCCCGCAGTTGTATGATGATGTTTTCGAGCGCATCGGGCTTGAAAACCCCGTGTCGGCTCTCCGCAATACCGAATCGCTTCTTATGGAAATGTCGCGTGACGTAAGCACGACCCCCAACCTTGCGGCTCGGTCTGTTTACAAGAACGCCGTCACCATGATGGAAGATATCCTTGATGACGTGTCTTCTGGAGGAATGAATTTCCAAGGTCTGCGGACATGGAGAACTCAAGTCGGGCAGATGCTCGATAATGCCTCTGCCATCGGTTCAGACACTTCAGAGGCGAATCTAAAGCGCATCTATGGTGCGCTTTCCCGCGACATGACCGCAGCCGCAGAGGCGATAAATCCAGAGGTGGCATCCGCTCTGAAACAAGCCGACACCGAATATGCAAAGTGGATGGGAACGTCTGGCAAGCTGCTGAATAAGATCATCCAGACCAACGCCGACGAAGAAATCTACAAGTCGGTGTTTTCATCTGTCAGCGATGGCGGGACGCGACTTCGGGCATTGAAATACAATTTCACCGACGACGAATGGGGAAGCCTTGCCGGTTCTTATTTGAAGCGCATGGGCCTTGCCACTCCTGGGGTGCAAAATGCCGAAGGTGATGTGTTTTCCCCGTCTACCTTTATGACCGTATGGGGGAAGACATCGAAGGAAGCTAAGGATGAGTTATTCGGCAGCGCCTATAGCGAGCTTCGGCATGAATTAGATCGTCTGGTGGGTGTTATCGACGCGATGAAGACGCTGCGCGGGCAAGGCAATCCACCCAACACGGCTGGCGCGATGATGATGCTTAATGCT